ATTCGACAAAAGAAGCAAGTGCTACAGTTATTGGAGATGTAGTAACTCTACCTCCAGATTCAGATGATGTTATATTTACAACTATATGTGATGATTCTATTGACGGAGTTGTTGACGCAGAATTAGAAATGTCCTATGACAAAGAAAACTGGTGCCCCGCAGTATCTGAAGAGTTTACTGCTGGGGAATCGGTCGTTGGTTGGGGTAATGAGAAGTTTATTGACACAGTTCCAACTGGTGGTGAAAAAAAGAATAAATATGCTCAAGGTACAGAGTCCTATGATACCGCTGGAAATGAGGTTGGTACAGCGACAGGTACGCGAGATGTATTATATAATTTTGTAAAAAAAGATAAACCATTTAATTTGAATTGGTGGCATAAGTCAGAGACTGCTCCTAATACAGTAGTGGAGGTGCCTGCAATATATGGAAACACTAGATATTTAACCCACACAGGAACCATGGGATCTGATCAGGATCATATAAAAATAAATAAAGTAGCTCAATCTGGAAACAGTGATGAACTTCTAGCTATGAATAAAGACTGGACAGTTTCTTTATGGTTTAAGGAAGGATCTTCAGCTTCAGGACATACTCCTTTATGGAGTACAGGATACGCATCCGGAACAGGCGGAATAATGCTGTATTCCCATAGCAGTCAGAGTAATATAAGTTTTGATAGTTTTGGAAACACCAATGCTGCTAATCAATATAAATACGCCAGTGTAAACTCTTCTTATGCTACAATTGGAGGTAGTGGGGGATGGAATCATATAGTTTTAACTTGGAAAAAAGTTTCTAGCAATGGAGATGCTTGGACAGGAAATGTTTCAAGTGGGGATGACACCACTCCAGGACCAAGATTATATGTAAATGGAACTTTTCACCAATTCGATACCTTGGGAGGTACCTGGTCCACTAGCACAACAACAGATTACATGGAAAATACAAATGCAGATGATTTTTGCATATTTGGTTTAAAAGATCATACTTATGGTGGAGCAGCAAATGGTTGCTCAATAATGGATTTTTCTGTTCATAATGAGTATAAAGACTCTTCTGCCATAACTACTCTATACAATTCAGGACAGCCTCTCGATTTAAAAACCAATGATTCTTCAACAAAACTATGGTTAGATTTTGAAAGAAGTACAGATGATTATGCTAACGGAGATAATCCTGTAGATAGGATGGGAACTTATACTGCTACTGTTGTAACAGATAGTACAGGAGATTTAGCTTTAGCTGATTTATCGAACTCAGCTACAGAATATAGAACATCTGCTGCAGAAACTAGAAAAAATAATTACAACCCAATAATTTTTAGACACGGAAATAAAGATCCGTTTTCAAATGAAAAGTATTTGGACTTTTCAAAAGGAACGGGGGAATATAAGAACAAAAGTGCAAAGGCACCTGCTAATATTGGACTTTCAAATACAAAATATTTCAAATCTCCTTCAGGGCAGAGTGCAGGACACAATGGAATTGAATGCCCAGGAGTGACAGGAGTAGGTGGATCTACTACCCCTATAGTTAGGAGTGATAAAAGTTTTACAATTAATTTTTGGATAAGAACAGACGGTTCTACAGGTGCAAGTTCTGCTGCAAAAGAATCAATTTTTTCAACTGGATATAGACCACATAATGATAATACCTCAACAGATAATTTTAGATTAAATTTAAGTGGATGGGGAGTACTTAGGTTCTACTTAGGTACCAGTAATTACGTTATTTCTTACAATGCGGCAGGTAATGTCGTAGAAAATGGGCAGTGGCACATGATTACTTGTACATTCTACGCACCTTCTTCAGGGGTAACTGCAGGAACAACTCCTTGGACATATATACAAGATGCTTCAACATCGGAAACCACACATGGTATGAGATGGTTTGTTAATGGAGAATTGCAGGAGTATAGTTCTAATACAACAGGTTTAACCTCTGCCCTCTCAGCTCCAACAGGATATCAGGACTATGACAACCCTTTTACTTGGTTTACTATAGGTGACTCTTATTGGACAGTTCCTTGTGAATTGGATTTAAATAATATTTCCTTTCATGATTCATATACCTCTGTTTCAGATGTAGCTTCAAAATTTTATGATGGAACTGCAGGAGTTGCTGGAGGAAAACCTAAAGACTTAAGCTCAGATTCCACTTGTAAGGTGTGGTTAAAAGCAGAAGATGATACCACTTTATCACATGAAACCACTTTAACTAATTCAGCTTATACAGGAGGAGGGACAGATCCTTATGCCTGCGTAATAGATTCTACTAGAGATACGGATGAAACAACCTGTAATATAACAGTTGAGAATATAGCTACTTCAAATTATACTTACAGTATACAGAAAGATATTTTTGATTCCAAACTAGGGGCAGATAAATCATTCACCATAAATAAGTGGTTTAAAAGTAGTGAGTCACCTGTCACTACAGCAACTTACCCTTTCTCAAAATGTATGGAAATATCAGAATCCAGTGATACAGGAGAAGGTTTTTTAGAAATTCAAAATACCATAGGATCAGATGCTTCTGATTTTCATGATGGATACAATGGAAATGCTTCTACTAAAGATTGGACTATGAGTTTTTGGTACAAATCTCCCTCAGCAGCAGCACCAACTGGAGATACATCTAGAGTATTTGCATATTTTGGGAAAAGTTGGTATTTGTATCTTGATACCTCTGGAGTATTTAAATTAAAAAATTGGTATGTTGAAACCACTGCAACCATGCCCTCAGGAAAAGATTTATTTGATGGAAATTGGCATCTTTTTACCTTTGCTTGGAAACATGATTCTGGAGGATCTACTAGTAGCTGGTTTTATAAAGTGAATGCTGCCAATGATACAGGTAATGAAGGAGATCCAGGCTCTTCTCTTTGGGTGGATGGAGTCCCTTTTAATTTTACTTATACATATCATACTTTGCCTCCTGGAAATCAAAACTATGACATGGGTATAGGTAATTTTAGTCCCGAGAGTTACACTGCATATGAAGCTTTTCCTGGAAAATATGCACACATTACTATGGAAGATACAGCATTAACTACTTCTGAAGTTGTGGCTAGATACAATAGTGGAGTTCCAAAAGATTTAAGTTCAGAAGTTGAATTTTATTTAAACTTTGAAGATGAATCAACTGGAGCACTCTCAAGTTCATCTAATCTAACAGAAAGTGGTACGGGATATAATGATTCAGGCACACCAGGTACGGATTATCCAACAGCAATAACTGGAGACTTATCAAGCATTGTTGCATTGTCTGATACAAATATGAAAGGAACTCCTACATACACAGACACCTATATCCCGGTCCTATTTAACAATGGCGCAAAAAAGCATGTTGCAGAAGTAATAGGAAATACAAAAGTCTGGAGCAATAGTGCAGGTAATAACTGGCATTACTTAGGAGCGCGGGGGCTAAAAACTAGAGGCATTGCAGGAGATAATTCTGAAACTCCTTTAATTAGAGGAGACAGAGACTGGACTTTTAGTTTTTGGATGAAAACAACAGCCAATAACAGCGGTCAGTTGATAGGCACAACTGATGCCAGTGGCACAGGAACTGGTTGGGAAGATCAATTTTGCATTAGACATGATGATTCCTGGATGTATATCATGTTTACTGATAGTACAGGAGGTGATACGCAATCAAAAAAGATAAGAATGGCAGGTCAGACAAATATGGATGGTACTCCAGATGATGGTGAATGGCATTTTTATGTTTTAACATTTAATGCTAATGGAAATTCCACAGCAAATGCTGATTTTGAATTTATGCCTACTTCTTCACCAGATTCTACAAGAAGTTTGACTTTATATATTGATGGACAAGTCTGTGGTACAGGAGGAGGAGCAAATACCATTGTAGGTACTGTAAGTGATTGCGCAATTACTGATGGAAATAAAGACTGGCATTGGTTTTCTAGACCAAGTAATCAATATTATGCTGCTGTAGGGCAATTTAATCAACTTGCAGTTTTTGATGAATACATGACTGCTTCAGAAATTGCTGCCATGTATGATGGAACTGCAGGAGATAAAGGTGGAAAACCTACTAAGGTATCAGCAAAATCAAGCTGTAAAGTATGTATAGAATTTGAAACTGAAAGTTTTACTACTACAGATAATACCGATGTTGAGTTTGTTAATTCTGCCTATTCAGGAACATGGGCAAATGACTCTTATAGAACAAATAAAACTGTTGCAACTTCTACACTATCAGAAATAGTCACCATTACTTCAAGTGATAATACTTATATAACCCCTGTTTCAGCTTATGATACTTTTGGAAATGGATTAACTGCATCTTTTACTAAAAAGTTAGGTAGTGGAACAACCTGGAATCCAGCAGGCACAGAAACTACAAAATTACTACTAAGTTTTGATGGCTTTGAAGATACTGCAGATGCTTTTAATGCTTATGATGCATCTTCTCTATTAGACGGAAATTGGCATAATTTGCAAATCACTTACAATAGCTCATCTACAGACACTGAAGATGTAAAAGCTTTTGTAGATGGGGCAGAATTATCTATAAGTGATTCAGGAAATAATAAATTAAACAAAACTGCGGCAGCTAAACATTTTAAATATACAGAAGGAACTTTTATACCAGGAACCTTTGGGGCTAGTGGCTGGAAAGAAACAGGGGCAACAACTGATTACATATATCCTTTTCAAGGGGCTTTAGACAACCTATCTCTACATAGTGAAGTTACAGATTTAACTAAAGCTAAAGAGTTTTATGGCAAAGATACCAGTTTCGAAGGCAAACCTCATAATTATCAACTCTCTAATAGTTTAACTTATGCAAATGTTGAAGGTTGGTGGACTTTTGATGACGGTGCAGATGATTTAAATACAGCTCAAGATAAAACAAGTAATAATATAGATTTAACATTAAATAATTTTGCATCTGGTGGAAATGGTTATGTTACCATGACAAATTCAGATTCAATTTATGTAAATAATTTACTTAAAGGTGAAGGATTAGCCTTATCTGTGACAAAGAATTTAAAGGATGATGGAACCTGGGTAGATACTCAAGATCAAACTGCTAGATTAATTATGTCCTTTAATGGTATAGAAAGGGATGCCGAATACTGGGTAGCGTATAATACAAATCAGACAGGTTTAAGTCCCGCAGTTAACCTACTAGACGGATTATGGCATTCCGTAACCCTGTCTTACCAAGGTTTAGGAAATGCTACAGATGGTTACACCAATAATACATATGCTTTACCTAATGATGAAATTAGATTCGGACCTACTCAAATGGGAGGTGTAGATCAACCATTTCACTTTCAATTAGCATTTGATGGACAAGTTCTTGAAGGTATTAATGGAGGTAAGGGATATGATTTAGCAAAAGGTGGGGCAACAGGGGTAGACGCAAATGCCGGGTTTGTACTTCAAAACAAACATTTAAGGCACGATAATAGTGTAGCAACATATGTTCCTACAACTTACCTAGCTTCTGGAATTGTTGAAGTTGCTGGTCAAGATTCAATCTACGCATTTCAGGGGGGATTTGACGAAAGTTCCTTCCATTCGGACAATTGGTGGGTTGATGCTAAAGACTATAATCAGGAAAAACCATTAACTATATATGGAATATCTTCTGCTCTATCAAACTCAGTTCGTAGAGCCCCTTATAACTTAAGAGCGCCTTCAGACATTGAAGTTGCAGCAGGTACTCATGCAAACCAGTATATAGACCCTAATCCTTACAATGCCTCTACAAATGCAAATGGAGGTATGGAAGTGTATTATAGATGGGGAGATACTACAGGAGATTGTTCTCAATCAATTAGAGACGTTAGAGGACACGAAACTTCTCCAGTTAATGTAAATAGGGATATTGTTGCCCATAATATTGTTCACGAAGATGCAACTCTATTAGATACAGACGCATCAGGATCTACAACATATGCAAAAGATTTAACTTATGACACAAGCGGTACATATAAAATGTATCAAGAAAAATTATCCTCTACCACATTAGGGGGATTAAACACTAATGCAATTAAGATAAGTGGATGTACTGCAAACAAATGTCAACAACAAGGCGTTTTAGCACCGAAATTACCTCATATGAGAGTAAAATGGAGTGGAAATGGGAGTTGCGATTTAGGCGAAGACAAGTGTAGAGCACAACTTTGGTTTAGAAGGAGGAAAAAATAATGGCATCAGCATTTCACCATGTTTTTAAATTTGATAATACAGGATTAAATTATTGTTCAGTAGCAGATAAAACTATACCTCAATGTGCAGGAGCTGGAGGAACTACTTTAGCAGGTGGTACTGATGACGATTTTGCTATATGTCCTACAATCGATTCTGGAGAAAAAAATTATAGTAAAGTTTTTGTAATGCCTTCACAAGCAAAAGATTTTGCATTCTGCGCAATTTGCACAGTATGTAATTGTGAGATGAGTATAGAAATGAGTCCTGACGGGATAAATTGGTGTCCATGTGTAGATGGTGCTCAAGATCCTTGTACAGGTATAGAGTGCTCAACTGCAGTAGGAACGTGTAATTGTAAAGTAGTTTCAGCACCAATGATGCAATACATTAGAGTAGCAATACATGATGGGGCAGCAGAAGGCGGGAAATGTAAAGTAACAGTACATTGGACAACTTTTTAAGGAGTAAAATATGGTAGCAAGTCAATCTAAAACATTAGCACAGAACGAGGTTTTTGAACTACCTCCTTACGCTGATTCAATTTTGTTAGAAGGAAGCAGTTTGGCAGCATCTAGTTCTGCTGATGGAACTACTTTCTACGCAATAGACGTTACAGCAATAGAAACAGGATTATATAAAATCAATGATCCTGCTATTTTACATAAAATAAAAATTACATCTTCTGGTGGTGGTACAGTTCATTACAGAATAAGTAAGAGGTAGACATGGCAGACAATAAAGATTTAAAAAAGTTTAGAGGCGGAATTCGATTAGAGTCTACGTCTGCTCCTGCAAATGCGGAGACAGGCGCTCTTTATTTTGACAGCGTTGCTAAAGGACTTAAGGTTCATGATGGAGATCAATTTAATGATGTTGGTTCCGGATCTTCTGGAGGTTTAGATACTTTTTATGTAGAAGATTTTAGAGCGCAAACTTTAGATGTAGCTAATTCAGGTGATACTAAATTTATAAGAAGTGGCTCATCTTTAACCTTTGAAACAGACTCAGATGAAATTTCTGAAAAAACATTAAAAATTACTGTAGGTACTTCTAATACTGACTACCTAAAATCTCCACTTATAACTTTAAATAATAAACAAAAGGGAAAAACATGTAGTATTTCCTTTTACTATAAAACAGACTCTACTTATGTAGATGGTGACATGAAGCTTGAAGTATATAATGATTCAGAAACCACCGCTCTTCTATCAGTAGATATAAAAAAGAATGAAAGTATTAAAAAGATGGTGGATACTTTTACTATCCCAAGTGGTGCTTCAAATATACATTATAGATTCAAAAGTACAGTAACTAATGGTGGATCAAAATATGTATATGTAGATGATGTTGAAATGAGTCAAGATCCATTTGTTCAAGCAGACTTAGGGACAATTACTGAGTGGCAAGACTATTCCCTAACAAGCCCATCTAGGTTAAATAGTCCTGTTGGAATTGATTCAAGTAAGACAAAAGGTTCTTGGAGAAGAGTTGGAGACTCTATAGAGGTTAAATTTGCTATAGGGTTTGATGATACTGGACACACCTCTGCTTTAACAATTGGACTACCTACAGGGCTAGAGTTTGATGATGATAAAATGCCTCATCCTTCTACTTATGGATCGGCAGGATATCTAGGTGCTGCAACATTTTGGGATAGAGATGTAGATGGTAATAATGGTTATTCTGATGTGGGAGTTTTTAGAAATGGAAGTGATAATGTAGCTCTTGGAGGAGACTATAGATCAATATCAGAAGCCAATCATGTTCAGGGTGCAGGAAAAATATATTCTAATCATTTTACTGATACTGATTTTGTTTCAGGATTTTTCTCCGCCCCTATCAAAGGGTGGGGATCAGCCAATACTCACATAGTAACCCCAGCAAAAAGCAATTTAACTGACTGGACTTATTATGAATATGAAACCAGTTGGGACAGTACAGATAGTGCAAATATGGATAATAAAGATGCCTACTGGAGGAGAGTAGGTGATGAAATGGAAATCAGATTCAGTATGGATTTTAAAGGAACTATAAGTAATACAAATCCACTAGAATTTAAGATGCCTAAAAAAGCAAATGGTAATTATTATAAAGTGGATGCTTCTAAACTACCTGACAATTGGGGGAACACTTTACCCTATGATACTGGAAGCGTTTGCTATAGAGACAATGCCAACACAGGTACATTTGGAGATCATTATTTTTCAGGTTGTACTGGTATAGAAACTGTATCTGGAGACACAAACTCTGACTTAATTAGAATTAGAATGTTTACAACAGATGCTGGACAAAGTGGGAATGTAGGTACACATGTTACAGCATTAAGAAATGGATCTGCCCAAGCAAACTATTTTGGAGCAGGAAGTTCTCATGTTGTAACTGACAATGAACATTTGACTGCTACCCTTAAGGTGCCTATTGAAGGATGGGGTGCTGAAGATCATAATTTCTTGGCAGCACTTCCAATGACAAAATGGCAGAGAAAAAATATGTCAACTTCAGTTGTAGACGGGAATGCCTGGGTACATAAAGGAACAAACACTGGATTTAAATTTGAAAACCTAACAGTTGGAAAAACATATAAATTAACTCTTAATGCTCAAGTTCAGGTAGACAAGGAAGATAAGGATGCTATGATTCAAGCTTACCATGGAGGAACAACTGCTTCCCATATGTTAATAAATTTAACTAACTATAGATCACAAGATCCCGCAGGCAGTCCAGACTACACTCCAGGAATTTCAGAACAACACAAATCAGGAACAGTAATTTTTACTGCAGTTTCAGGAACAGATACAGATGGAAATACAGGATGTTTTGTGCATTTTTACTGGAGTGCTTCAGCAGGACAGATTGGAGGAAGTTCTGGAGGATATGAAAGAACTTTTGCAATCTTGGAAGAAATTTCAATGCATGAAGAAACTGACATTTGGTAATAGGAGGAAATAATGCCATATACAGAATTAGGATCGAGTTCAACATTAAAGTTAAAAGTACCTACAAAAGGTACAACTAACTGGGATGAGGAACTAAAAACAAATACATTTCAAAAAATAACAGACCATGACCACACGGGTACGGATGGAAAGGGTAGTAAAATTGCTAACGCTGCTTTAGTATCGTCTTCAGGAAGTGAAGCAGTAAATACAAATGTTATTAGAGATGATGCAATTACAAATGCTAAGATGGCAGATGATTCAGTAAATACTAATGAAATAGTTGATAGTGCAGTAACGACAGCAAAAATTGCAGATTCTGCTTCTGAAAGTACAGGTGTAACTACTGCAAAACTTGCAGACAATAATATTACAATAGCTAAAAAGAAAACTTATGATCTAACTTTAAATGGAAGTCCTCAAAGTTTAACGGATTTAGTAACTTCTGCAGATCAAGCTTTTAAAATTAATTATAAAATTAAGGACGCTGCCGGAACTTCGGTTCAAATCGGTACTCTTACAGGTCAAGCTGGAGACTATAAAGTAGATGAGTTTGTAGGTACTGACCTTGGAGCAGCATTTTCTTATAGCACAAATCAATTACAAATAAATGGAACAAGTACTAACGTATTAACCTATAGTATAGAATTTTTGGAGTAAGAAATGGTAGATTTTACATCTGATTTTTTAAGGTCTGGACAAGTTGCTGAAGGAAGCGGAGTTTTGCTTAGAGATGCGACAAATAAAAAAAGATTAAGTAAAAAACAATCTTCTAATCACTATCCTGTATCTAATATGATAAAGAAAACAGGAGGAACTGAGACTAAACTAACTCCTTGGAGTAAAGACGAATTAAGACAAAAAGCAATAATAGAGCAGAATCAAAAAACTGCTGCAGAATATAGAAAAAGGGATGCTTTAAAAAAAGCTGCTGCAAAAAAGACGTTAGAAAAAGGTACTGAAAAAATAACTAGTGGTGGATCTAATAAAGCAGCTTTAGCAAGTACAGGTTTAAAGTTAGCGGGAATGGAGTCAGACAGTGCTGGAGGAGGAGCCTTGGAAGGAGGTTTACAGGCTGCAGCGATGACAGGTAACCCTTATATTATAGCAGGAGCAGCGGTTTTAGGAGCACTTCAAGGATCTGCAAAAAGAAAAGCGCATAATAAAGCTATGGATGCTAAAGCAGAATTAGGAGCGGCTCAAGCACATGCTACAGGAGCAGCACAAAGTCAAGCAGCAATGGGGCAAATGAGTAGAGCATTTTCGCAATACTTTAGTTAGGAGATATAATGAGAAACTTACAGTACATTATAAGTCAAGTAAGAAAGCAGACAGAAAATGAGGACGTATCAGACTTTGCTGGTATACAAGATACTGAATTTATCCAATATTTAAATGATGCTCAACATCGGTTACAAGGTATTATTATAGCTTCTCATCCCCGTGTATTTTTAGAAGAAAAAATTATATCCGTAGTTAGCGATCAAGAGTCTTATGAACTGCCATCTGACTGCTATTTAGGAAACAAAGTACATAATATAGAATATTCATCAACTGGAGATGAAAACGACTACTATGTGTTAGAAGAAACAACCTTAAAAAGAAGAAATCCAGGGGTAGCGGGTTCCCCTTCACATTATATTAGGATGTCAGGAAAAATTCTTCTGTCTCCTCAACCTTCTGGAACAGGGAAATTACGAATTACTTATGCTGCCCGAGTTAGAGAGCTTGATATTAGAAGAGCAAAAGTAGAAGTAGCTCCTACAATATCTAGTTCAGGAAGTTGGACAATAGCTTTAGATAATGCAAATTTAACTACAGATATAACCAGTTTAGAAGAACATGATTATATCTGTGTAATAGATAAAGAAGGTAAATCTATAGTAAAAAATATACCTATAACCAGTGTTACTTCTGAATTAATGACTTTGGAAGCACATACTGTAGACAGCGAATCTGGGGAAACAAATACTTCTATAACTGATGCTCATTATATAGTAGGTGGAAAAGATACCACTTCACATGGGGATTTACCTAGAAGTGTAGAAAGATATATTATATCGTACTGCGCATGGAAAATACTTAAAAGAGATAGTTCCGTAGATTCAGCGGAAGCACAGTCAGAGTTGCAAGGATTAGCAAGTGAAATAGTTAATAGTTATGCATTAATTAGTGATGATGTACAATTTGTACCTCAACTTAATTCTTGGGATGATTGGGGATCATAATGGCAGTAGACCACAGACTACAGAAATTATTTGGAAACTTTAGAGGTATCGATAAGCGAAGCTCCGATCTTTCTAGAGGTTCTGAGTTTGCTACCGAAATAAAAAATGCTGTATATCGGAGTTCTGGAGCAATAAGTAAAAGAAAAGGATATCATGGTACTTCTGGAAATAATGGTGGTGGACACGGGCTTATAACTTATAAAAACGTAGATACTACAACAGGTTTAATTACAGAAGAACTGCTTTGTGTGGATAGTGAATTAAGAAAATTAATTAGCGGAACTTTTACTATAACTTACAGTGGTTCAGGTAATGCTTGGTACACTATGTATTTAGATGAGACCTCTAAAACATTTAAATTTAAAATACTTGAAGATGGGGTATATATTTTAGATTATGATTTAGGAACTGGAATTCCAGATGGAGTTAGTTTAACAGATCTAAAAACTCAAATTGATGCTTTAGCAGGGTTTGCTTCAGCTATATCAGGTGTTACTGCTTCTAGTAAAGCAGCGTTTTTAGATACTGCAGAAGTAACAGCTATATCTAGCGAAGGTACTGCCCTATCTTTTAACGAATGGTCTGCAGTTACTAAAGGAGATAGCGGAGCTGGATTTGCTTCGTATAACCTTAATTTAAATGATAAAGAATTAGAAAATATGAGCTTTGCTCAATTAAATAATGTTTTATATATAAGTAATGGTTATGATGAAGTTATGAAATATGATGGGGATAAATTATATAGAGCAGGATTACCCAAACCCGCCGCACCATCTCTAAGTAATCAAGGAGCTGGCAACGTTAATGGGACATATAAATATAAAATAGAGTATGAATTTACTGACGCTAAAGGTAATAAAATTACTAGTGTTGTTTCAGATGAAGTTGAACACTCTCCTAGTAGTCAAATAGTTAGAGTAACTTGTGCTTTTCCTAGTGCAGGAGATGGATTTAATAGTACAGATGCCGATTTTAAAATTAATGTATACAGAAATCAAGGATCAACAGCTTTTTATAGAATAGGTACTATTGTCAATGGAGGTAATTTATATATAGACGATAATACTGCAACTGTATCTAACTCATTTGATGCTTTTTCAGAACCTTTAAAAAGACACGATCCTCCTCCAAAGGGAAGATATTTATCAGTTGTACAGGATTGCTTAGTTATAAGTGGTCAAAGAACTAATGTTAATAATATTCAATATTCTTTAGGATATAACGCTGCTTCTTTAGAAATAGGTAGCGAATATTTTCCAGATGATGATAACGGTATTATAGTTGAATCTAAGTTTGGTGATAAAATTACAGCAATTGCCCCATTAAAAGACGTTCTATATATCTTCCATACAAATAGTATACATACTTTATCTGGACAACTTATAACAGATAGTTATAAAGTAGATTTATTGACAACAGAAGGGGGAATTGGTTGCGAATCCCATAACTCTATTCAAGAATTTCAAGGAGATCTTTTCTTTTTATCTCAAAACGGTATTTATTCTATTAATAATAGTCAAGGATTTCCAACAGAAGTTAGCGCTCCTATTCAACCTTTATTTAAAAATTTAACTAGTAATCATAATAAAAGAAAAGCTATTGCTTTTAACTGGGTTAAGGAAAACGTATTATTATTTATAATTCCAAAAGAAAGCACCGGAACTAGTGACGTTCTATATACTGCAGATAATAGTAAAATATTTGTATATGATACATCTAGACAAGCATGGTTAGAATGGGATACTATTGATTTTTCTGGAGGAATTTCATTAAAAGAAGATGTAGTATACTTTAGCTCTAGGGATGTAGATGGAAGTACTAATAAAATATCTTATTTATATAAAATGCAAGATAATTCATCTACTTATGACTATACAGATCATAACGCCGCAATAAATTTTACTTATAAAACTAATTGGGAATCTTTACAAGAACCTACCTTACCTAAAAAGTTTTTAAGATTGAAAATGTATGCAATGGATAGTGACGAAACTTTTGAGTCTTCTTCATTTTCTCTAAGTGTAAAAGTGCAGAGAAATTATATTAAAGACGATGTAGGTACCTTAGTAATGGATTTTGCAGGGTTATCTGGAGGTGGTTGGGGAGTAGCCCCATGGGGAACATCTACTTGGGGATCTAACATATTACAAGGACTTAAAACAAAACTGCCTTCGGGTAAAACACGGTCATTATTGTTAAATTTTGAAAATAATAATGCTAATGAAAATGTATTAATAAGTGGTTACGAAATGGAAATAGCGACTCCATACAGAACGGAGATTAAGGAATGAAGTTTTCCCTTGAAAATGCACGGGATTTACAGGACTTAATTAGACAGTTGTCTTTAGGACTACATAAATTAAGTTTAGATGATAATCTAGAAGCATTCAAAGTAGAAGATTTACAAATCTCTGCAAATAGTGAGGCAAGTGTACGGAATAAGTTGACTTTTGTACCTAAACAATATATAATTACGTCTCAAGAAGGTAACGGAGTAGTCACTAAAGGTGCAACTACTTGGGATAACACAAATTTATATTTACATAATTACGGTAGCGTAGCTGTTACTATAACAGTAATTTTTATGAGGTAAAATGAAAAAACCATTGTATGCAGAATACATTTTAGAAAGAGAAAATAGCCATTATTATGAAAATGATTTTGGTTTTGTGACTTATAAAGAAGAAAATACTTCTGTGTATTTAATGGATATGTACATTAAGCCAGAATTTAGAAAGAAAGGTAATGGAAGACAATTTGTACAATATGTTGAAAATATAGCTAGGGAATGGAATAAGACTTCAGTAATTACTTCTGTGTCCTTAGAAGGGAAGGGAGCAGAAGCTAGTACCCAAGCAATTCTTTTTTGTGGGTTTAAGTTTTATAGCGTGAATGAAAATAATTCAATGATTTATTTTATTAAAGGAGTCCTGTAATGGGTAAATTTGTTAAAAAAGCAGTTAGATTTGGTGCTGCTATTTCTACAGGGGGTTTAAGTGAAGTAGCTTTGGCAGCTAAACGTAGAGCTGATAAAAAAAGAGCGCAACAAAGGGCTCAGGCAGAAGAAGCTAAAAAACTTGCGGCAGGAGATCCAGATGCTCAAAGACGTGCTATGAAGAAAGATGTTAGTGAAGGTAGGAAGTTTGGTAAAGAAGTATTAGGAGATGGTTTAGGTAGAGTTGATGCTGGTCGTAGTGACGAAATGAAGGATATTATAGCTAGAAGAAAAAAAGGTATGGAGGGTATGGACCCTGCAGAACAAGAAGCTTTTAGATCTAAAATGTTAAAACAAATGCAAGGGGCAGAACAAAGACAAGGATTACAACTAGGAGCGCAATTAGGTGGTGCTAGAGGAGCTGGTGCTGCAGCTCAAATGAGAAGTTTGCAACAAGCAGGTATGTCAAAAAGAGCTGATATGGAAACTGATCTTTTCTTAAAAAATCAGCAAATGAAAAGAGAAGGGTTGTCTGCTTATGAATCTTCTGTTACTGGGGCTGAAGCAAATGAATTAGATAAACAAAAATTTAACATAGGTCAAACTGCAAAAGAAAAAGGTATTGAGATGGCAGCGGGAATGGGTTTTGCTCAGATGGGTAGTGCTCAAAGAAGTGCGGCAAAATCAGCAGTTGCTCAAGTTTCAGCAGCTCATATGCAGAAAAAAGACCCAGGATTATTAGGACTAGGATTTTTAGGGTTTTAGGAGAATATTATGAGTAAAAAATTTACAGACATTCCTATTGGGATCAGGCGACCAGGAAGAGTGTCTTGGAAAAAAGGTACTATACAAAAATCTAAAAATAATTTAGACAATATTTTAAGTAAATATGCAAAAAGAACTGGACAAGATTTAGTAATAACTTCAGGGTATAGAAGTAAGGAAAAGAATAAAAAAGTAGGGGGAAGTGAAAATTCTTTTCACATGGAACATAAAGATAGAAAAAATAAACACAGTTATTCTGAAGTAGCGAGAGATATTGGAACTAAAAATATGTCAAAAGATGACAAATATAGACTTATTAAAAAACTTAGATCTAAAAATTATCATGTAGTAGATGAAAGCGAAACAAGTCAACCACATCTCCATGTTTCTAAAAATCCAAAAAATCAATTAAATTTAAAAACAAGAAAAGGGAAATTTATTCCTCATCCAGCTAAGAAGAAAATTATGGGTATGGAATTACCTAAAAAAGAAAAAGAGCAAAATGTTATAGATCATTTAATGAGTCCTTTAGAAAAAACAATTAATAAAAAATACCCTATCTCTAGAAAGCCTGCATCAGAACCTGTCTCTGAACCTCCTAAACCTCAAATACCTCTCCAAGAAGAGCCTTTAAATAAAATGCAGTTAGAGGATGCACTAAAAAGTCCTGCTTTACAGCAAACTCCTCCTGAAGTTAAGGAGCAAGCTAAGAAAGAATTAGAAAAT